TGCAGCGCAGCGTGAAAGGATGCTGGCCGTCGGTGGTCAGGTTGATGTCAAACTCAGAAGAGAGCTTGGCGGCCGGGAAGTCCACGTAAGCGTAATACTTGGTGGTGATGTCGCAGGTGTCGTGGCCCAGCACTTCCAGCAGGAAGCGGCCGGCATCCGGGAAGTTGATGGCGTCGGCAGTGGCCTGCACAGCGCCATTGGATTCGGTGCCGTCAGCGGTGTAATCGTAGAACACCAGCGCCTTGGACAGGGTGGTCACGCCGGAGGGCGGGGTGATGGTCTTGGTGGCCGCGTTCACGACGAAGGTCTCAGCGCCCACAGAAGCGCCGACGGTGTACTTGGTGCCCACGGTGCCGTCGGGATTCAGGGCATAGATGAAGGGCACTTCCGCGCCGGCGGTGCCGACGGGAGTGTGCTTGAGCACGGTGCCGGTGCCGGCGACCCAGTCGATGGTCTCGCAGACGGAGACGGTCAGGGGAGCGTTGGCAGAAGCGACTTTCTTCTCAGTACCAGACTGAGCAGCGAGCAGACCGAGGTCAAACAGGGCGTTGCTCGCGGAGAATTCGCAGGTTTTAGCACGTTCAACTTTGTGTTTGGCCCCGTTCGCTACGCGGGCCCGCCGATAAACGGCGCTCATGCTTTCGCATGAGAACAGACTATATCTTCTCCCGTTAGGGAGCACACCACTTCGGGGCGCTTGCCCCTACTCCTTTCGGATAGTCGTTGAACCTTCCCGTTTCCGGGCTTGGCTGCTGATTACCCATTGTTAACCGGCGTTTAGGATTTGACCTTGCGCCATACACACTCTTTTTTCTGCTTTCGCAGCCGTTACGTTTGGGTTTTTACACATACTGACATACCTATCATATTTACGTTTGAGTTTCAGATCAGCGTCTTGGTATATCCAGCCAAGAAAAGCCAGCCCGTCGCGTGGCCTTATGAAACACTCCACCGTGCCCCCTACATTGGGGCACTGATACAGTCTCGTCTGGATACCAGTCATTCGCTCGATAACTTTTTGCATTGGTTCGATCAACCCACGGGTTCCGGCTATCTTAACGGTTTTCTTCAGCCCAACCCATCCGTCGCCATCCAGCAATCCGCGGATGAAATGTGGTACCAGCTCATCCGGCATCCACTCGGGCCATGTGGTATCGTACGTCTTATGCGGATGCACGCCAACACGGCACAGGGCGTCACACATATGGTGGCTGCAGACATAGAACATCGCTGTCTCTGTGTCTTTCCTGTCCGTATAATGATGGGTGACTTCGCGCAGTTTGCCGTCGTATTCCAGCTCCCGCATCATATCCCGGAGAATGTCCGCATCCCGCCGCTGCAACTCGATCTGCCAGTGGTAAACGGCAGTCTTGTCGTTCATATAGTTGCAGCCGTCCGCGTACAGAAAGCCCAGGATGTATGCCTTGTTCGGGGTATCGATCTGATCGAAGTAATGATAGTTGCAATGGTATTTGTGAATCGCCTCGTCATTGGTGCGTAGCGTCACGCCGTTCTGCTCCAGTATGCGCTTGATTGGTTTGATCGTTCCGCGCTTGTAGCTGGTAGCCAGGGACTGCATTGACTCGCCCTGACGGTAGCGTTCACAGATATCCTGTATGTCTTCAGCTGAGCATTTCCACTTTGGCATCATGTCTCCTTATCCGGAAATGTCAGTATGTATGTTTATCCCTCCGCTTTGGCGGTGTGTCTTTAGGGGTTCCCAGCAATTCAGTGTGTCAATTATTGCGCTGCTTACGCAGCGCCGACCCAAGGATTGGCGTGCCAGTTATGACAATCAGTAGGTCATAATCGGAATTCCGATAGCGTCGACGGCGTCGGTGCTGTCAGCGGTCATGTTGATGGTGGGGTCGGTGATCTGGTTGATAGACCACAGCAGCTCCCAGGTGCCCTTCTTGAACATGGTGCCGCGCACGGCGCGGTCAATAACGAAGGAAGAAATATTGAAGGCCATGATTCATACATCCTTTCTTTGAAGTAGTTTTGTTCAACAATGAAAAAGCGGCCGCAAGGCCGCCATTGTTGGTGTGTTGGTTTTACGACTTTCCGTCGTACAGATCCCGCAGTCCGTCCAGATACTTTTTCTGGATCTTGTCCGGGTTTACCTTGCCGGCGTATATCCCGTTCAGCAGGAGATTGGCAGAGTTGATGGTGCAGATTCTCTTCACGCTGTCAAAGAAGGGGAAGATGTGAAGCGTGTTCATATCATTGACCCCCAGCGTGGAGTTTCCGCTGTTGGCCAGGAAGCTGGCCAGCGGCATCAGGGTCGATTTGTATTCCTTGTCCCGGTTGCGCTGCTTGTTCTGCCGGTCTTCTTCCACCATGAACCGTCTCGTGGTGGGGTTGCCCGCGAACTCAGGCGTCTTCTGTATCCCATGTATCGTGGCCACATAGTTGAATATGCGGCTATAGATGAGAATATCAATTTTCACCTGGCTGTCCGGGTCGTACATACAGTACGTGTCGTTGGCCGTCTGCCGGTACCAGCCCATCTTCGTAAAGTCGATGTCGCCGAACAAAATGCGTGTGCGTTCCACCGGCATGCCGCGCATGATCGAGTGAAACAGCTCAAAGTCGGGCACGTCGCCCCAATACACGCCGTCCGCATCCAGCTCCGACTTCATGTCAGATGAGATGACCGTCACCGTGTTCACCAGCCCCCAGTAATTGCGCTCCCCGTAGGCGATGATCTCGCCTATGGTGGGCTGATGCACCGTGATCGTCTGGTTGATCTTGTAGTCGGCCCCAAAATAAGCAGCGCCGTAGTCGATGGGCTCGACGGGGATCCTATCGGTCAAGCGCTTCTCCAATAGCGTTCCCCCATTTCGCCTTGTAAACCATGTCCTTGGTACGGAAATCGGAAGAGAAGATGATGCGGTATCCGGCGCGCGGCTCGAACTTCTGGAAGCCCAGGTCCGTGCGGTTGTTCAGCAGCGCGTCGATCCTCGAACAAATGAGGTCGCGCCTGATCTGCCCACGCCCGTTTTCGTCAATGAAATTCATCTGACTTTTGTGAACGCACACATATATATGCACTTCAAAATCCCTTGCCGTGGGGCTGGTATAGTCGCGCTCATCAATCTCGATACACACGAGCGTACGGCTGTCCTTCAGCGTGTCATCGACATAATCGTATAGGAAGATGTTCTTCCCGATCAGGTCTGCCGCCGGCAACTCCTTGCCTTGTTCACCACTGATAAGCTCTACCAGCATTTCGTCGTTCACAATCAGATTGGCTATCCTTCTCTTGAATTCCGTTAATTCGCTTAAAAATGCCATGGTTTATCCCCCGCTTCAGAAATCGATCCAGCCCATCCCGTCGCTCGGCGGTATTTCGTCCGGCGTCGGGTATCCGCTGTTGATGCCATACTTTCTGATCCACTCTGCGTTGTCAGCCAGCATGTTGTTTACATCGTCTGTCGGTCTCCGTTCGTCCTCGACGCACATCAACCTGATCAGACCGTATCCGCCCCAGTCTTCGTTCTCGGTGTCCGCCTGAGCGATCTTCCAAGCGCTGGGGTTGTGAAGGTTCCTGTCTATCAGAAACCTGTAGTCGTTGTCGAGCAGTACCGTCTCCGCGTTGCACGGAAGAAAGATCAGCCGCTGCGAAGACACATTGAACAGGTAATCAGTGTATCTTTCGCCGCTGTTGTACTGCGTCGCGTTATGCACATACGCCGGGTATGTGACCGTCTGGAAGGTGGTCAGCGACGTGAAATTGAGCATCACGTTGCAGTAATACAGGATGCCCTTGGAGTACAGTCTGTTGTTGTCAAACAGCGTGATGCACAGCCACCAGCGGCCGTCGATCCACAGCAGGTCGCCGCAGCGCAGCTCCCCGATATTGCAGAGTATCTGCCGCTTGCTCATGGTGTTGTAACTGTTCTCCACCTGATCCAGCACCAGGGCGCGTATCTGCCTGGGCTTGTTCTTGGGATCATTCCCGTACACGAACACGTCCCGGGAAAATACGCTCTCCAGAATACTGTTGTTGAAGCCGCCCTTCCATAATCTGAACTCTTCGTTTTCAAAGCCGCCCAGCACGGACGGCTCCATCAGATACCACTCCTGCGCCATGCCGACCACCTTCAATCCCCAAACCAGCTGGTTTTGTGCTTGTTGATGTAGTCCGCCGCAGAAGCCTTCTCTTCAAGGAGTTCGTTGTAGGTGTACTTCTTGGTCTCGCCGTTGCCGTTCAGCTTGATATCGTTGGTGATGATGTTGTTGATCTTGTTGACCCGGCTGAGCTCGCGCTCGACGTACATCACCTTCATGATGTACGCCATCACCGTGATCACAGACCTTTTCACCCCCGCGCCGAACATCCCTGTAGTCCGGTCGTAGTCGATATCGCCGATCTCCAGCTCGTACTGGCCCAGCGCCTGTTCAAACCAGAGCTCGACAAGGCCCTGCGGCAAGGGCGTTCTTTCCCTGATGATCGTCTCGAATGATTCGATCACGTCCGTTTTGCCAAACAAGCGCCATTCCCCCTTGTTACACCGTCACGGTTACCCCCGCCACCTGCTCGGCGTAACGCACCTTGGCGAAGTCGTTGACCTTTTTGCGCTGAATATAGTCGATCAGCCTGTGCCGCTCGTAATCGAGCTTCACCAGCTCGTCCACCTTCTTGGTGAACGCGCTCTGTGACTTGTATGCGAATACCTTGTCCAGCAGTTCGTCCGTCAGCACTTCCTGCTCTGCCGGTATGCCGAACTGCTCCTTCAGCGCTTCGTCTTCGATGACCAGGTGCGCGTGCGCCCCGTGGCCGTCCATGCCCAGAAACAGCCGGTTGCCGTTATAGCACTGGGCTTCCGTCTCGGCCCTTTCCAGCGGGATCGTCCCGTTGGCAGGCACCTGCACGTCGCCGTTATTCAGCTGCCGGGCAAAATACACCGGCCAGGGCGCAAGGTTGGTAATCCGTACTTTTTCACTCAGCTTCGTTTCCATTTTTCGCTTCCCCCATATGCTTCGCATCATTGTTGTGTCTGATCAGCCACTTCTGTTTCTGCCACGCGTCAAGGCTGTCTTCCAGCGCCTGCCCGCGCTCAAAGGCCCAGTAGTTCTTGAGCCTTTCCTGGCTGAAACCCCCGAAAGCCGGGGCCAGCCCCCGCCCGACCATAAAGGCGGCGAGGGCATGGTTGTAGCAGTAGAACAAATTCCTTGCTTCGTTCTCCATTTGTTACTCAGGAGCGGTTGCCCGCCCCGTCCCCCTGTTCGCGATTACAGCGCCATGGACGCCGCAGAAGTGATGTTGGTGTCGTTCAGCAGGCCGATCTTGTACTCCTGGCCCTTGGCGACGTCAGCCGCGATGGTCAGGTCGAACCGGGTCAGCACACGGCCGGTAGAAACATCGTTGCCGCTGAAGGTGGTCAGGCCGCCGACGCTCCAGGTGGCCACAGGAGAATTCATGCCGCCGGGCAGCACGAACAGCAGGCCTTCGGGCACCATGACGTTGAAGTCGTTACCGGCGGCGTTCAGCTTGGTCAGGTCGTAGGCCACGGGGATCTCACGGACGATGGAGCCCTTGTAGTTGAGCACCAGGCCGTTTTTGCGGATCTCTTCCATCACAGCGTCAGAGATGCCGGTGACGGTGCCGTTGGAGTAGGGCACGAAGTTGTTGATCTGGGAAACCACGGCATAAGCGCCCAGGATAGAAGTGGGGCCAAAGCGGCGCACCTTCTGCACGACAGAGTCCAGGGAAGCCTGCACGATGCCGGCAGCTTCGGCGAAATACTTGACGCCGGTGGCGTTCTTGATGGCGTTGTAAACCTTCTTGCACACATAGTCGGTGGCCATGTTCAGCATTTCGGTGCGGACGTTCTGCATGGCGAGATTCTCGCGGGAAGCGTCGCCGTCAGACAGCGTCCGGTAGTCCACCTGATAACCGGCGGAAATGTTGATGGGGGCCACGGTGTAGCGGATAGCATTATGCATCGGCACGCGAACGTCGCCGTTCAGAGCCTGGATGCGGGCGGCGCCGCCGGCCACGTTCCAGATTTCGCGCTCGATGGTTTCACCGGCGCCCAGCTGCTGATAGGAGCCGAACAGGTCGAGCAGCTTCATCTCTTCCAGCACAGCGGGTTCGATGACTTCGCGGCGAATCTGGTTGAGCTCGGCAGCCGCGCTCATGTCGCCAACGGCGGCCTTGCCGGCCAGGGTCTTGATGTACTCGACGGCCTTGTCGGCGGTTTCCTTGTCGGCGTACACGGGCAGAGTCTTGCCATTGACCATGGCGGAGAAGACTTCCACGACAGGAGAGGTCTTCTTGATCTGGGGATTGTCAACGTCCTTATGAACGTTGTTCATTTCAAAAGTGTAGCTCATTGTCTTTCTCTCCTTTCGTCAGATTAAGCGGCGGCGATCTTGACGCGCACGCCGGCTTCGCCCAGGTAGTTGAGCTTTTCGACCACGGTGAAGGTCACGGTGGTGTTGATGCCGGCCTTGGCCAGCTTGCCGGTGGCGTCAGCCTTCAGGACGTCGTCGACAGCAAGGCTGTCGACAGTATCGGTAAGGCTGGCCTGGGTGACGATCAGTTCCTTGCCGTCCCAGTCCTTGACGCGGTAGCCGTTCAGGCGCTCGCCGGCCTTGATCACGTAGTCGGCCAGATAGCGGTCGTCGCCCAGGGGCGTGTTGATAGCTACCCACAGTTCGCCTGCGGCGGTGGGCACGGCGGAGACGCCGGCATTGACGATGAAGAAGTAGCCATTGGGCACTTCAGCGTGCGCCTTCACGGTAGGATCGTTGTGGGCGCTGTGTTCGATCTGTTCCACGGTAGAAAACAGTACCATTTTTAACACCTTTCCTTTCTTTGTTTAGAAAATGCTCGCGCTTGAAAGCGTCTTTTCGGGTTCAACCACAGACTCGATGCTCTCCGGTTCAGCCTTGGCGTTCTGCTCAGAAGCCTTCTTCTCGGCTTCCTTGGCGCGACGGCCGATTCCGGCCAGGATCGCGGTCGTGATTTCGTTGATCTCATGGTTCATCGGGTCAGCCTTGAACGCTTCGATCATTTCGTTGGCTTCGTTCTGCTCGGCCACAGTAAAGGGCGCCAGCGCCTGGTTCAGGCTGTTCAGGCGTTCCTGCACCTTGTACTTGGCGATGGCTTCCTGCAGCGTATTCCTTTCGGCGCGCAGGGCGTCCATCTCGCGGTCGTACTCCGCACATTTCTCGTCGAACTCGGCGCACTTGGCCTGCATCTCAGCCTTGACCTGTTCCAGGGCCTGCTGCAGCTGAGCGATCTGCGCGTTAGCTTCGTTCAGCTCGGCAACCTTGGCGTCGGCCTGCTCGTTCAGTTCGTTGATCTCTGCCGTGAGCCTGGTGTTCTCGTCAAGCACGGCGTGGATCTCCTGCTTGATCTCGTCGACAAACTCGCGGGCCTTTGTCTCATCCATACACTCATCCCCCTTGTTTTCATTGATTTCGAGTACATAGCAAGCTTTATCAGCCGGCTCTACGCTGGCCGACAGGATGGCATAGCCCGCGTACTCATATCGCATCGGGACGCGCCCTTTGGGCTTGTAACCGTCCGCGTAAACGATCTCGTTGTTGTTTTCCGGGCAGCCCACGATCTCCACGCTGCCCATGACTTCCCCGTTGGGGACGTGCTCTTTGAGCCACGCCACCAGTCCGGGATGCCTGTGCTCATAAATAAAGCCGTCGGCCATCAGCACCTTTGTAGGGGCGCCGTTCAGCTCGACGGTCGTGATATAAGCCTTTGTGATAGTGCCGACCACTTCAGAGTCGGCGTTGAATGCCGGCATGGGTTTGCCGTCCGCATCCAGAGTTTCACCTGCGAAGCCATGTCCGCTGATCTCGGTGTCTTCCGCGGTCATGCCCTTGCTCAGGTATTCCACCGCGATGTCCGCCGCGTCCACGCGGGCCGCCGCTTCCCTGACGTACTCTTCGTTCCAGCTGACGCCGTTGTCCTGATAGTCGTCGGGGCTGTCCATGATCCTGTGCAGGATCATTTTGATGGGACGTTTTCCGCCCCGGGCTTCGCTGCTCAGTTCAAACAGCCTTGTCTCAAACCTTTCCATCCGTTCACCCCCTTACTCCGTTTCGGGGTGCGGGGTGCCGTTGCTGTCGTTGGCGCGGTTGTTGAGCGTCTTGGGGTTGGTGGTGTCTTCTTCCACCGGCCTTCCGCCTTCACCTTCCCGGCCGCTGTATGTATAGGAAGTCTTGTGCACCGGGTAACGGTTCTCCACGTCGTTCTCCAGCTCTTCGTCCAACATATCGAAGAAGGCGTCCGGGTTGATGCCCACGGCGCTCGCCCACATGGTCAGGCTGCCCTTGCCCTGCAGGTACAGGTCTTTGCACATCTCCACGAACTGTTTCCTGTTGCAGTAGGTGATAGGCAGAAACTGTATCTCCGTCCGGTAGTTCGGGTTTTTGATCACGCAGCGGTTGATCACCTTGTTGAGCTCCGCCGCCGTCATCCCGACGATCTGGAAAATCTGCGCCGTGATCAACTGCAGGTTGTTCTCCTGAGAGCTGAACGAACTCGTTCCTTCGCCGGTCAGCAGACTGCCCGCAAAGCCCAGGCTCTGGGATATCTTCTTGCGGTTGCTGTCGTCGGCGTCGTCTTCCAGTATGGACACGTCCGGCTTGAGCGTGTTGATGTTGGTGCCTGCAGCCACCGAGAAGAAGGTCGTGAAACTGTCCCCGGCGTTCTTGCGCTGCAGGGCGTTCTTGACCGTGTTGTGCTGATCCTGCTGCTGCGAGCCCGTCAGGGCTGACTGCCCCTTCTGCGCCCCCTGTGGAAATTCCATCCAGTAGATGCGGTTCATCGACTCGTCCAGCGCTCCGCGCTTGGCGCGTACGTCGGCAGCGTCATACAAAATATCATCTATGGCAGCCAGCGCCAGCGGTCTTCCGTACGGCTCCGAGCGCTTCGCCCGGTATTTGACCGCGATGGTGTGCGACTCGTCCAGCACCGCCCACTGCTTGCCCCGTTGGTTCTTCCAGTCGTCGTAGGCCTTGCGTATCTCCTTGGGGAACTGGCGCAGCTTGATCTCCTTGGGCACCTGGTCGTGCAGGTCAAAGTAGCTAAGATCAAACGCCAGTCTGTACACGCCGTCCTTGATGCTGACGATGCGCGTGTAGTCCGGGTTGAGCGATATCACAGAAGCGGTCATCCCGCTCTCGTTGAGCTCGACCACATTCTGCACGGCCCAGTCGTCCAGGCTCTTGTCCTTGGGCAGCGGCCGCTCGATCACTTCGAAGTAGGCGTAATACACGCCTTCGATCAGCACCGACATCAGCGCGTCGCGGAAAACTTCTTCCCCGCGTATGGCGTTCCACACGTTCCGCACAGCCTGCTTGTTCTTCTTTTTCTTATTGGGGCTGTCGCCGTGCGGCACGATCACCGGGTTCAGCACGGGCAGGGCGACCATGTAGTCAATGACGTTCGTCACGATGCCGCTGGTCGAATAGATGGCCCTGCTCAGCGCCCGCGCTTCTTCGTTGTAT